AGGGGGGTTGTGAGGGTTCAACCAGAAGGCCCGCCTGAGCTTCTCCCTGCGGCCTAGAATCGCTTCCAGCAGGGGGGGTAGTGTGATTGTCTAGGGGTGGGGGGGGTGACGGCTCAAAACGGCTTATATCGCGCCGGGCCGCCGGGGAAATCTCTAAAGGCCGTGAGCCAGTCTGCTGAGAAGGTGCAGTTTGTTCACTCTCAGACAGCGATTTTACGGTTTTTGTTTTTGAGCTTTTTGTTTTTGAGGGGTGTGTACGCTCGCCAGATGCATCGTGCTCATCCGAGCTCGAAAAATCGTTGCGCGCCTTAACAATCATTTTAACTTGATTGTCCTCCTCCTCTCTGTAAGTAGTCTCTGTAGTAGTCTCTGTTAATTTAATAGTTTGTGGCGAAACCACTTCCTTGCTTGTGGTAAAACCACTTCCTTGTTTGTGGGAATCCCCCATTGTTGTTGAGACTACATTGTGTGCTTGGTTTACCGATTTGCTGTGTTGCTCCAGCAATGTTTGGAGCCGCTGCGTGTCAACTCGATAGTAAAGTTTTGCGGGTATTCCTCGTCTCTCCTCAATAATCACACCGATTTGCCGCAGCGCTTTGCGAGCCGTTTCCTGTTCGTAGCGGCTCAAGCCGGTTTCCTCTTCCCACTCCTCACACGTTTTGTAGAACCAGCCATCTGCGCTTGTCGTGCGCCGCTGCCAGTAAATCGCCTGACTGAGCATTACTGCCGCCGTGACGCTGCCTGCTATCGTGCGAAATATGCGGTGATACGCAATCGGGCGATCCAACAACGCCATCAAATCATCCAGGTTCATGGCTTGCCTCCAGATGTTGAGCAACAATCACAATGCGAAACGGTGCCACATAAGAGATGTGAAACTGCAATATGCCAACATCGCGCAACCACACCAGATGACGAACAACCACATGCTCTGGTAGTTGCGTTTTCGCCGCTATAACGCGAACGCTAGTGTACACAACTCCATCATGCTCATTGTCGGCCAATACCAGCAGCGTTAGCCGCGCTTCCGGTAGTTCACTCATATTCGCCTTCCACGCCATCGCTGTATATTCAACACTCACAACACACCTCCTCTCCCTGGCAACACTGTCAGGCATTTGCGTTTGCGCTTTATTTGTTTGTGGGGTATTCTGTTCATGCATTGCCTCCATCCTGCCAGAGGGGCTGCTAATAAACTCGCTCTTGGGTTGCACCTGGGCGGGTTTATTTTTGCTAGTCTACTACCGCCCAGGCCGCATGTAAACGCTCAAAATAGCGCCTCCTGCTCAGCGTTGTGCTGCAACCCCCAGCGAATAGCTCGAGCCGCTCTATAGGCTTCCAGTCGTTCCAACGCGGAACGAACGTAGCTCTCTGTAAAAGCGATAATGCGGTCGGCTTGAGTAACGTCCTGAGCCATCACATATCGCTGCGTCTGCGGGTCGAAGCCGACTACCTGCGGCTTTCCATTTGGCATCGTTGGCTGCGCTGCGAGTTTAGCGCACAACTCTACCGCGTCGCGCATCTCGCGGTCGTTCACACCCAGGGCATCCGTCAGCGCACCCCGACTCATGCCCTCACACCTATCCGCCAGCAGCCGATACACCAGACGAGCCAGCTCAAGCTTATCCATTATTAGCCTCCAGGTTGAGCATTTGCCGCATTTGCAAACCGAGCTTGTGGTATGCGTAGCGAAAAGCCGCAAGCGGATCGCGCTCCTGTTCCATCGCCTCATCAACCGCGTTGTAGAACATGCTGGCTACGTTCTCGTATGCCACCACCAGCGCAAACACGTAGGCATAAGCAGCGTAGTGTTTACGCTCGTAGTCATAGCACACCATCAGCGGTGTTGCAATGCCTTCGTGCTGGTCGGTCATGTAACGCTGAAGCACCCCACTAGCTTCCAGCTCAACACAACGAATATCTACTCCCCCGCGCACCGCCATTACCGGAACCTGCAGTGCAGCACGTAGTTCGTTGATTTTGTCGTGTGCTTCTTTATACCATTCAGGAGTAAAATCCGGCTGCACACCTGCCTTTTTGAGCCGTTCAACCAGCGCAACCTCCGCGAATATATCAGCATAATCGCCATTTACCCGCGGCGTTTTTACGCGAATATCGCGCTCCTGCAACCTGTAAACCCACGACAGTTCATCAGTATGCTCCATACGGCACACATAATGCTCGTCGTAGCCGTGAAAACGCAGAACGTCACCGCGTTTATATGGTTCGTGCAAATCGTGGTATAGTGTTTTTGTAGTTCGCATGATTCCTCCTGAGGGGCCGCCTCATCAGCGGCCCCGCCCTGTTTACTGCACCTGCTGCAGTGCGATGTAATCAGCCATCAGTTCCGCAGGCCCGTCGCCGTTCAGCACGCCCGCCGCATACGCCTCAAAGAACTCGAGCATGTTCACATTGCCCTTCGCCTGTGCCAGTGTGTGCAGCTCGTCAAAAAAGCGCTTGGCAAGCTTTGCTTCGTCATCGCTCAGCGTTTTGCGGCTCTCGATTTGGCGCTTAAAAAAAGTGCTCAGCACCGCCAGCGCCAGATCGCGCTGTTTCTCGTTGAGCCCGCAGTCATCCATACTGCGAGCCAGCGCCACAACCGCGCCGCTGGGCTTGGTTTTGTCGGGTTTAGTGCTGGTTTGCGGAGGCTGTTCTGGCTGAGGTGTGGCTTCTACTATCTCTACCTGTGCGTTTTGTGCAGGCTCGCCCGTTTTCTGCGATAAAATCTCGCCAGTCTCCGGATCAACCACCACAGGCCGAGCGCCTGGGATAGAGTCCACCTCAGACTCATCTGTCCAGCCCAGGCCCACAATCGAAAGCGTCACACGGCGCTTGGCTTTGGTCTCCGCTTTCATGATGGCATTTGCCGCCGCCTCGCCCTGCAAGCCCTTAATGCTCACCGCGCCTACCGCCTCATCCTGCCTGCCATCCACATTCGAGGCTCGAGCCGTTACCACATACAACCCGAGCGACTCAATCAGCTCACGAGCCACAATGTGCACGCTAATCCCGTGAATGCGACGAAGCTGATCCGTAGCGTCTTTTTTGGTATACAGCGTCAACCGGCCATTAAGCGTGATGTAGTCGAACGGCTTCGTCAGCGGGTTCAGGCCCAGCGACTCGCATACCTGCCGGTAGTACAGCACCCGCTCCGCCGGTGCCAGCTTGGACAAATCGCCCTGGATGACGACTTTTTCGACGATTTCCGCATGATTACGTACCTGGATTTCGCTCATGATTCCTCCTTTTACGGCCTGTATGTGCCATCCCCAGAGTTGAGAGCCTCGCTCAGAAAATCTGGCGCTTCACGCTCCTGCAATGCCTGCTGCAACGTTTTGAGCACCGCACGCAGAGCGCGATAGCTGCGCTCTGCATCACTGCTACGCATTTTGCCAGAAGCCACCCAGCGCGGATACGCATTTTCACGCAACGCCAGTTCGCGCTTCACTTCTGCGATTTGCTCCTCGAGGCTAACCAGCTCATCTGGGAGCGCCTGCAGCTCTTGCTTAGTCATCGCCTACCTCCACCATCAACCGCAGCAAAATAGCACGATGCATCTCGTGCTTTTCTGCCAGATACTCGAGCTGCTTTTTGGCCCAGCGTGCTGCGCTTTTATCGCCAAGCGAGACTAACTGCTGCGCCTCATTCAGCACAGCAGCAGCCTCGAGCCGCACGGGGCCAGGCAGCCGCGCCAGCCAGCGATTAGCCATGCGACCTCCTGGGCCAGCGCACCACATCCTGCACAAGCCCCTGATAGCAGCAGCACGCACCGGCGTTGTGGCGCTCGTAGTATTGCTCGATGTGCTCCGCTAGGCTGCGTGCCAGCGCCATCGAGCGCTCGTGCAACTGGATGAGCCTGTCTACCAGGCTGTTCTGCGCCCGCCAGGCGGCCAGGGCTTTCCGCTCGTGCTCGGGGTAGGCGTACACCTCAAGGTTGCCTGTCCCGTCGCACACGTGGCAGTACACGTGCTGTGGTGGCGGGTTGTCGTAGTCATAGCCGCGCTCCGCCCAGAACACCGCCACCGCTTCCTCGTCCCAAAGCCGCCCTGCCCGCCAGGCTTCGTCAAGCGCCTGGTACAGGGGGTGCTCCCATTGCCCCTTGCCGCCACACGCAGGGCAGTCAACGAGCGTCATGATTCGCATCTTTTACCTCCCGCAACCGCCCGTCGCACTCCACATCGCACCAGGTGCCATGCTCATACACCCAGGCATATGTGTACCGCTGGCCGCACGCAATGCACTCAAACGTGCGGTGTGCGTTTGCCGCCAGTGCCGCCCGCCTGCGCCGTTCCAAGCGCTCCTCAAAATCTTTATCCTCAATCATGATTCCTCCTGCGGCCAGGCCAAATGCGGCCAGTAGACGATTACGTCTAGCCCAAGGTTGTCAACACGAGCACTAATCAACAAATCCGATATAGCATCGCACGCATCAAGTGCATCCGTCTCAATATCTGCGATGCACGCCGACAGCGCCTCGATTGCATCCGCACAAGCCTTCAGGATTGTATCGTCTACAATCCCCACGCAGAGTTTGCCGTTCATCCCGCGCCCCGAATATGCACGCGCATTATCGTGGCCTGCCAGCGCTTTTGCTATAACTATCCGCCTATCCATGTTCATGTTTCCTCCTTGCCCGTGGAGCCTGCCCTTCCCGCGCCAGCCGCTCCACAAACTCACGCGGTATGCGCCAGCGCCCGGCCAGAAAAATCGCAGGAATCTCGCCGCGCTTAATCATATTGAGCACGCTCTGCCGCGAGATTCCCAGCATTTTCGCTGCCTGATTTGTATTTATGCGCTGTTGCATAAGTACAGTCTGAGAGCGCATTAGTGCTTTGTCAATATGTACAGTGTTGACAGATGAGCTAATGTGTGCTAACATGAGTATGTAGCCAGATAGGACAGGCTACAGGAGGACACAATGAGGACTGCATATAACAACACCACCGTAACCATCGAGAGCAACAATCACCGTGGCCGCGCCTGGATTGCAGAGATTACCGGGCTTGATGCCAAGTATGGCCTGGCACGCACGTTTGTGCCCAAACGTGACGTGACCAGCGCGCGCAGCAATGTGTATCGCGACAACGAGTGGGTGCTCGATCTCACAGACGGTACCATCTACGAGTATCGTGATATAGATGCCAGTAGTGGTGGTGGTGACAGCGGGTACTGGCAAGTCCAGCAGGGTCAGCTTGTTGAGCTGAGCAAGGCCGAAGTTGTCGAGGAGTTGCGTAAGCGCTAAACCCCCTCACCCCCGCCCGCCGGGGTAATGGCGGGCCTCATCCTATGCCCACACCCAATGCCAACGCAGTCCGCAAGTACCGCCAGCGCCAGCAGGAGCGCGCCGAGGCCTACCGCAGGATGTTGGATGTCCTTGCCATAAGCCTCGAGCGTATCCGCGTGCGGGGCTACGCTGGCAAAGGCGAGCTCGAGCTGCTCGAGCAGTTGGCTCTAGCAGCAGGCGAGCCTCGGCTTATAGCTCAGGCCCAGCAGTTGTTGGGCCACAAATCCGTCTCCGGCGGGTAATCCGGGGCAACCTCAGGAGGGTCTATGCCATACGCACTACAGATGTCTGGGCAGTTCCAACACCCCGAGCACGGTCTGGTAACCCGTCGGTGGGCTGTTACCGATGACTACGGCACCCCGTTGTTGTTTGCTAGCCGCCGTAAGGCGGAGGAGTACGAGGCCTCGATGTCGTCGCCCTATAAAGGGATTGCCTACTACAACGTGCTTTCTTACGGCCAGTTTAGCGGCTCCCCCGCACGGGCAGTGTGGGTGAGCGCGAATAAAAAGCGCTCGCCCGCCTAGCTGCGGTATTAGAGACTCCGCTTGAGCCCCTGGTGCAACACCAGGGACTCTATTTTTTGCCGTTGTGCTGCGCCAGCGCTGCCAGCAGTCGCAGTTCCGGCGGTGTCAGTTCGCGGCCCACATGGGCGCGTTTGACGCGGATGTAATCGCGTGCCAGCTCGTACTCAGCGTCGTTCAGCCTGAGTCTGTACGAGCGCAGGCCCTCGCTCAGCAGCGCCTCTAACTCCTGTTTGCTTGGAGTAGGAATCTCCTCGAGCCGTACCCGCTCAACCCCGAGCACAAACAGCACGCCACACGCCGCCAGAGCCACGCTAGCGAACGCCGGGGACAGGGGGGGTAGTTGAGTACCTACCGTGCCCAGCACTGCGCCAAAAGCCGTTACAACGGCTCCTAGCAGGGTATAAAACAGGGGACGCCTGCCGTTGCGCCTTGCTACCAACGCAGCCCGCAGTGCGAGCGCAGTTGCCAGCGCCACCAAAAGCGCCGTCACGTTAGGACTCAAATTAAACTCAAACCACCACGTCATTTGCTGTCCCCTCCTTTCCACAACAGCAGGAATCGCTCGCGCAACCACTCCACTGCTCGAGGGCCTTCGCTGCCGATTACCGCAGCCGTGAGCCACTCCGCTACCAGACTGCTGCTCACCTGCCGCACAGCCAGCACCGCCACCAGCGCGAACAGCCCCGTGAGCAGAGCACGAGCCAGCGCCACATCCCAGGCCGGTCGCTTTGGTCGAGGCTGTTGCAGCACGCTCAGCACGTACACCGCAATCGCAATCAACGAGGCCACCCCCGCACGTGTAGCAGCGTCCAGCTCATGTTCTGCGTAAGGCCAACCCAATGCATTTTCTGCGCTAGCCGACATCAGCAGCGCAAGCAACAGTACCAGTAGCCGCATATGCACGTCAGGCCACCTCGATGATGAGCAAGTCGTAGCCGATGCTTGGTGCTACCGTAGGCTCGCCGCCCTGCGTCATTACAAACACAGCGCGATAGTACCCGACTGGCAGCGCATTGGGTCCGCTCCAGTCGCTGGCCTGAAAGTCATATACCAGGAATATGCGATCTGTTGGTGATGCGTCAATCTGCATCGTGCGTTCGTGCACCTGGCCGTTTGTTTTGTTCGTCAGTCGCATCGTTGCCGCTGTGGGCACGGGGTTTGGTTTTGCCCCCGCGAACTGCACCGGCACGGTTAGTGGCAGCCGTTGCTCGCCCTGTTTGATTCTGAAAACGCTCATTATCCCTCCGGTTCCTCGTCTGTGTGCCAGGCCGCTGTGTCTTCCCCTGTGTTCCAGTCTGAAATGCGCTCTGCGGTGTGGTAGCCGCGCCCTGCCGCGCCCGTGCCCCAGTTACCGACGATTGTAGCGCTTGTGATTGCGCCATATGCCGTTACGCCAATCACCGCACGTCCAGCGACAGGCACAACCGTAATCGAGCTACCGCGCCCCAGCGCCGATGCAACCGCTTGGCCGCTTGCCGGTACAACCCGTACAACCGCCGCTCTGCCCGTCGCGTTGGCTACCGCCTGCCCCTGCACCAGAGCAATGCGAGTCGCCGTGCTGTGTGCTGTCAGCGACGCCACCGCACGCCCTGACGCCAACTGCAATACCTGCGCGCCCGCTACTCGAGCGGTTGCGCCTACCACCGCGCTGCCGCCCACAGGCACAAGTCGTACCGTTGCTCCACGCCCCAGCGCCGTTGCATAGCTGCGTCCGCCCACCGTGACGACAGCCCCACTTTCGAGCAGCCCATACGCTGTCACGCTCGCAATCGAGCGCCCCTGCGTAATCACGATGCGTATCCCTGTGCCGTGTGCTAGAGCCTGGCTCACGCTGTAGCCAGCAACCGGCACAATGCGTTGCGCCTGACTGCGTGCCAGCGTGCTGCTCACGCTAAGGCCCCGTGCTGGTACAACCCGTACCACATTCGCGCGAGCCAGCGCTTCCGCGCCAGAGCGCCCAGCAACCGGCACGATGCGCACACCGCTACCCCGAGCCAGTGTGCTGCTCACACTGCGCCCTGCGGTTGGTTGTATCGTCTGCGTCGTACTGCGCCCCAGAGCATTGCTCACGCTGCGCCCAGCACTCACTGTGATCTGCTGTGTTGCTGCTCGTGCCAGCACCTGTGCGATAGCGCGAGCTGCCACAGGCACGATGCGGATACTGTTACCACGAGTGAGCACGTTGACAACTGATCGGCCCTGCACCGGCGCAATACGCACAGGTACAGAGGTCGCAGTGGTCGAGACTACCGTGCGCCCTCCCGTCGGCGCAATCCGCACCGGCACCCCCCGCGCAAGCGCAGATACCACGCTACGCCCAGAGGTTGTCACCACGCCCGCACTGGCAACGTCAACGCTGAACCAGTCTATGCTGCCGTTTGTGCCCGTCCAGAGGTTGACACCAACAAACCTGTTGGTGTTGTACGTGGTGGAGGTATGGGTAAGGATAGACGTTCCGTTGATGAAAGCCTCAATGTTAGTCCCGTCATCCCTCAGTTCCACCAGGTAGTTGGCTCCGTTGGAGCGTGTAAACGAACCGTTAGCAACCTCGGTTGCAGAGCCGCCAGTAATGCGGTGCAGCGCTACATAGTTGTTGTTGTACCACTCCAGCGAAAACAGGTTGTTGTAGCTAGCGGCTTCGTTGCGAAAAAATATGGTGATTGCCTCGCTGACAGAAGGCCCTTCGCGGAACCGCAGTCGTACCCTGGCGGGCTGACCGGCTGCGGTCAGGTCTACATATGTAGCGTTGTACGTGCCGTTGTTTTTGTAGAATCCCCGCACCGCACGGGTGTACTCCGATGGGTTGCCCGCCCACGACCGGCCAAACTGCGTGTTGTCCTGGTTGAGCGTTCGCCCTGGGAAGCGCCAACCTGCATCGGCTTCCACCTGTTGATAGCCGCTGCTGTTGGCTGGCGTGCGTTGCAGGCTCGCCGTTGGCGTCGCGCCGGTAGCCCGCACCCGCACAAAATACGCAGTGCCGTTTACCAGACCGCCTAGCTCATAGCTGGTGACGTTGCCAATGTTGAACCAGTTTGTTGGGTTGTCGCTTGTGCCAACAGCAACCTCGTAGCTGGTTGCACCGGCAACTGCGTCCCACGACAGGTTGATAAGCGCGTCGCCTGCCGTAGCCTGGAAGTTCGCAGGGGCCGCCTGTACCGGCCAGCCCGCCGCTCTGGGGAGCCTGGTAGCGATGGGCTGGAACGCAATCGGCCCCCCGCCCAGCATACCTAGCTCCTAGCCAATGGCCTGAGGTACTGGCTGTAATAGTCAATGTCGAGGTTGCGTGCGGTAGTTGTGGTGTTGATGATTTGAAATCCCGCCTGGCACACCGTGGTAGGCAGGTTGGCAGTCAACGTGCCCAGCAGCGCGCCGTTCGAGAAAAACGCCACACCCGAGCCGTAGTGCACAATCGCTAGTCTGTACCAGGTGTTAGCCGCAACCGCTTGTGTGCTGTTGCTAGGTGTGCCGACGCTCGCTTGCCGTGTCGCAAAGCGCCAGTTGGCTGATGCCGCAGCATCAAACTCGATCCACGCACCTGCCGTGCCGAGCGTAGTAGAGCCCCAGTCCTGCCCCAGCCCGAACCGGAACGCCATAGATGTGTTTTCGAGCAGCCGGATTACAGCAGTCATCACGGCCAGATTCGCAGGCACAATCAACCCGCCTGCCGTTGCTGAAGAACCACGGTGCAGACGAGCAATGCTGTTGGCAGTGGTGCTGGTGGTAATGCGGAAAATCCCAGGGTGGCCGTCTGTTCCAGCCTGGAACGCATACGTACCCGCTGTGGAAGCAGTCACGCCCCAGGCCAGCCGGGAGATGTTGCCAGTAGTAGCCAGCGCCGCCGAGATAAAGTCGTCGCCTTCCCAGTCCAGCCAGGAGCGAGTATCAATCAAATGCAGATGCTTTGTGCCCGCCCCCCAGTTGACTGCGTTGTTGCTGTTGCTGGAGCGCAGCACAGCCAGCCGTACAAACGTCGAGGCCGCCGACAGGTATCCGATGCCAATCTCGAAATCGCCGCCGGTGTACAGGCCGTTGGCATCTACTGCACGTATGGCATAGCCCACCGGCCAGCCAACCCCTACCGCTGCGTTGAAGGTGCGCGTGGTAGGAAGCGCACTGCCCAGGGTTAAATCGCCCGTCCCTGTGGTGGTGGTGGTTTCAGCGACGCTTGGCTCGAGGATGAACACATCAGAACCCCGTGAATACCAGATCGCCCACCGGAATCCGCAAAATCTGCCCGCTGCTCATGTCCACGGCAGCAACACGGGTCACAAAGCCCGCGCCGGCAGCCGTCACGTTCACCGCAGAGCCCCCCGGCGTAGCAGACACACGGAACTGGTTGGCAGTCAAGCCTGCGGAAATCACGTAATAGGGCGTGCCTTCAGTGATGCCGGTGGGCAACGCTTTGAGGTTGTACTCGCGCAGGAAGAACACCTCGTCGCCCGCCGCGAAACCGTGTCCAACACAGATAAAGTCGTCGTTCGTTGTATCAATCAACTGAAACGTCTGCGGCTGGGCGTTGCCCAGCACGCTGTAACCCAGAAAGTTACCTCCCGTCAGCGCATCGTACACCTTCCAGAACCGTGCTAGCCCACTTGCATTCAGCGTGATCTCTACCTGCGCGCTGTTGCTCCTGCTCGAGCCCGACACCGCAGCCATCGCCACGCTTGTACGAGCAGCAGCCATGTTTGTGCCACCCGCGCCATCCTCGCCCGGCCAACCATCCGCAGGCATCACGAACACGGGGTTCGGGAACAACCCCGCCATTTGTCCTTCCTGGTAATCACTCGCAAACATTCAATCACCTCACAACAACGCCCGCGTTTACCACGCCGGTTGTCTGTAACTGATAACGCCCAGGGGCCTCGCACACCAGCGCGCTATCAGGCCCACCTGCCAGCGTGCTCCGCAGAGCGCACCCAGGCCCCGTAAAAGCGACGATAGCACGGCTCGAGGCAGCCACGAATACCCCAGTAGCGGTAGTGCTATAAGCGTGCGTGTAGGGAGCCGTAGGAGCCTCTACAGCTACCCGATTATCTACCCATGCAGGCACGCAGCCCGCCAGCACCACCCCCAGCACCAGGAGCCGCCTCATACCTGTTGCTCCTCGCCTTGCAGCAGCGCCTCAATATGTGCGTATACAGCCCGTACCTCAGCCTCACGCTGCACCGGGTCGTTTGCCCACTGCACCAACACGGCTGCTAACTGCCGTGCGAACTGCTGTACCCAGGCAAGTGGCAGCGCAGGGTAGCGCTGTGCCAGCTCCTCAGCCAGCAGCATCAGCAGCGCCTCGATGAGCAATTGTGCAGCGCTACCCACGCCGCCACGCTCCCTCGATGCCGCTACGCAGGAACATCCCGATCAGCGCAGTCAGGATGAGTTGCAGCGTATCCGCCAGGCTAGCCTCGCCAGTAAAATACGCCGCCAGCGCCCCGACGATTGCGATAATCCCTGTCCAAACCGTTTTGCTCTTGAGCCACCACATACCTCCACCTCCTAGGGTCTCCAGTTGCCCGGTATCCGAGCCACCGTCGTCACAGCATCCCACCGCTCCAGCGGCGTGATACGCAACGCATTTTTACGCCCAAACCACACGCCGCGATCTGCTCGAGTATTTTCTGCCACGCTCTGCACGCCTCCATAGTCCCCAATAAAAATGCCGATGTGGCCCTCGATATCCTGAGCCACACGCGGCGTTGTTGGCGCCTCATCAAAGCGCTTGCTGCTAAAAAGCAAGTCGCCGGGCTTCAGCAACTCCAGCAGCTTCTTGCGCTCTGTAGCGTTGGCCGTGTTGAAGTCCTGCTTGCTGATAGCCCACAACGGACGCTGTACCGCAAGCTCTACATCCAGTGCCCAGCGGCTCCTATCCGGATCGGCGTTTTGCCTGTCAAGAATGCGGTTGTATAGCACCCAGCGATTTGTATCGTAGGCTCGAGCAACGCACTCAAACGCGAACGCCACGCACCAGCCTGCGCTGGTTGGGAATCCCGGCAGCCTGCGCTCGACAGCAGCAATAGCGATTTCACGGATTTTCAGTGCGTTCATGCGGCCTCCTGCCGTTATTGTAGCACTTCACCAGGTCTACAAGACATGGTACACACCTGGCCCTCAGGGCATGGCTGGCAGAGCGGCTCTGGCGTGGCACACAGCGGCCTCGAGCACGCTGCCAACAGCAGCAGCAACACCAGAATGTGGCTACGGGACATCATAAAGGCTTATTACAACCCGATACGGGATATCTATTGTTCGCTGGCTACCAGCAACATTTTTTACAGCCACCGTAAAGTATGCTCGCAACCAGTTCCAACTAATCGGGCCGTCGTTTACATCCACCATCGTCCAGGTAGAGCCGTTCTGCGAGACTTCGACATAAACCCGCCAGCCAGCTAAAAATACATCCGTGGGGTGACCTGTACCGGCGCCAAATACGTTCAGAAACATCGGCGTTGCAATGCCTAACAATCTGCGCCCAGACGCAACGCTACCGGTATGTGCAAATGCGTTGGTGGCAAAGATAATCACAGACGATTCATTGCCCGCTAAAACAACGCCAAACTCCCCACCGGACACCATACGAGCGTGTAGCAATCGGGGGTAGTCGGTTAGATAAACATTGCCGCTACCCCCAGCGTAAAACCCGTAGGTTCCTGCCGCAAGGGTTCCGCTGCCCCAAGACAGCCCGCCAATATCGCCAACAGCCACACGTGTTTGAGCGCTCGAGTCATATACTCTCAACCCCCTATTGTCCAGCCCAGATTTGTTGTTGCCTCCGCCAAACGTGCCCTGGATAGCGTTCAGCTCAAGTGCGTTTAGTTTCACCGCCGTGATAGTGCCATCAACGGTCAGCGCACCATGATTAGCTCGACGCAGCGCCGCATCATCAAACAGCCATGCGCCTGTCGTGCGCCCCGTTACAACAAGGTCGCATCGCACATATGCCGTATTAGCAGGCGCTAACGCATACGCCACAGAGCGGTTATACCCGCCGTTTGTTGCATTGTTGCCGTCCACCGACGATATAACTCCAAAACTCGCGTTGAGAAATGTAATGCGTACTCTAGCGCTGCCATTAGGAGAGTTATCCCCTCCAATCCACACTTCGGCAAACCAGGGGTCGCCGTCCTTGCAGGCAATATCGTTGCTTGTCGTTGTGCCGTCCTGCGTTGCACGCAAACATCCTGTTCCGCTGTGTACAGGGTGCGATGTCGAGTATGCCCAGCCCGTAGCCAGCGCCCACCGTCCTGACGCGCCAATCTCAAACCCGCCATCGAGCAAATAGTTTTCGCGTGCCGTGACAGCCAGTTTTTCAACCGTTATCGCATTTGCTGCCAGTTCGCTCGTGCTTACTGCACCTGCTGCAATCTGCCCCGCCGTAATGCTGTCTGCGACAATATCTGTCGCACCATCTACCAAACGTGTCCACGTTGAGTTGTTCTTGTTCTGCCAGAGCCCCGTGTTTGTGGCGTGTACGTTGTAAATGATAGTGCCCTGGGGGTACTGCGAGTTAGGCAGCGTCGGCAGCGTGGCACTGTTGTAAAGCTGTGGCGCAGCAATGCCCGAGGCGAACTTGGCAACCGTGATGGCCTGATCTGCGATGTGCGCTGCGCCTACCAGCACACCAGCACTGCTGGCGCTTGTCCACCCCGACGCCTGGTTGAACACATCCACAAATCGAGCCCGCACCCAGGTGGTGCCGGTGGTGCTTTCCAACCCTATACGCACCCCCTGCCAGTCCGGCCCTGAGGCGGCGTTGGTGGGACTGGTAAAGCCGCTGTTGTCGTCCGCCTGCCATTCTGTCCGCAGATAATCGCTAAACGTCGGCTCGGGCACGCTGGCCCTGAAGTTCAGCGGCTCACCTACCAGCGTCACGCTGGCCGGTGCACTGGGCGCACTGTTCACCAGCGCAACCGTTGCCGCACTTGAGCGCACCCTGCCCTCTGCGCTAGAGCGAATAGCGCGCACTTCAAACGTCAGCGACGGGTTTGGCGTGCCATCAATCGCGTTTTTCTGTAAATCGTAGGTATAGCCAGGGTTTGCGCTTGCCGCTACCGTTTCAGTGCGACGGATTGCACCCCCCGACGTATTGCGAACCACCACCTCGTATTCCGCAGCATCCGCCACGGCATTCCAGACTAGAACAGCATCAGGGCTGGTAAAGTTTCCGCTCAGCCCTGTAGGTGCGTCCGGGGCCGTCACAGTGCCAGGCCCAGGCTGTGTAGGAATGTTGCCCTCATCAATCCAGATAGAGCGTCCCCCTACCGGCTTGCCGCGCACCGTCAGCACAGTCCAGGAGTCCGTTTCGTCCTTGTTCGCGTCCCACTCCTCCTCGATGCCCACCACTGCAAGCACCTGATTGCTGTCGTACTCGAGGTTTGTCGCCGCAAACGTAAATACGTCGTTCAGTTCAGCAAAAGGAAAATACGGCACTCGATACCGCGCCGTAATAAACGGTGTCGCTAAATCGCTCAGCACCGCGTTCGCCACGGTAGTTGCCTGCGCTGACGTTTGTAGCCGCAAACCCTGGTCTTCACCCAACCGCATGTACAGCGTGCCGTGCGCGGTAATACTTGCCGAGTCCGACACGACCACGCTGCCTCTCGATGCGCCACTACCAAATGCAACCTCGATTTTATTCCGCAGCGCAGTGCGATCCACTCCCCAGTCCGACAGCGCCTCGAACATGTTGCGCGTGAACGTGTAGGTGCTGGTGGTGTTGCTGCGAGCCGGATCAATCAGCGTGAGCCTGTACGTGCTCGTGCCACTGTCCCAGCGATAGCTGATGTCCCAGCCGATTCGCAGTGCCAGCCGCCGGATAATCTCGCCTACCGGGGCCTCTTTGATTTTCTCGTCTGCAACAGTGTTCCCGCTTCCAGGCAGCGTTGGCACAAACAGCGTCACCGCAGGCGTTATCCAGTCGTTCAGGATTTGCTGAATCACCAGATCCACCCGCTGCCCGCCGCCATACGTGCGCTCCTGCTCTGTGTACCTGTCCATCAATAGCCCAAAGCGGTCTCGAGCCACAATGTCCATCTCGAACTTACCGCGAGGCTCGAGGCTCTGAATGATGCCATCAAAGCGCAGGTGCCAGGTTATGGGGTTGCCAGCAGCGTCCAGGTAAGCGCTCTCAATCTGAATATCGCGGCTCAAATCAATCGGCTTCGCCGCGTTGGCAAACGGGCTGAGGTTCGTTCCAACGCGGTACAGCAGTGTAATCTCAGCCGTTGCTACCGGCTCGTCTTTGTTGCGACGTATGCGCCCGCGTATCGCCTGTGCCTGGTACGTCTGCCAGTTGCCGCTGTTGTCGCGAATGCGTACCCGATGCCGCGTGCGTATCCGGCCCGTCAGGTTGCTGCGATTCGTAAGCAGCGTGCTCTCGCTCGCGCCAATCGTCCTCACCTATCAGCCCTCCCGTATTGCCGCATCCGATACGATTGCACCTCTACCTCAGTGCGGTATGGATCGAGCGCGCCCGACACGTTCACCACAATTACTGGTTGCTGTGCGCCCGCTGTGCTCAGCGCCACGCCTGTAAACCCGTACCCGCTCACCAGATTCACGCTGTTGGAAAGCCGCTCCAGGCCTTTAGCCGCGCCTTCGCTGCCGTCCTGAATGCGGCGCAAGCTATCCTCGATGGCTTTATCGTCCACGAAAAGTCGCACCGCACCAAACGTGATTTTCTCGATAATCCAGGCGAGCGCGTTCCAGGCTTTAGCCACAATCAGCACGAACCCGCCCAGCATCAAAGCAGCCAGTTTCAGAATCGGTGCAAGCGCCTGGAATACCGGCGTAATCAACCGCGCCAGAATACTGCCGAGCTCCACCATCGGGGCCATGAACTCCTGCACCGCAGGGCCGAGTACTTCCATTGCACCTGCTACCAGTGAAGCCACGGGGTTAAGCTGTTCGAGCAACTGGCTAAACGCCTGCAATGGCCCAAGCAGCCCAGGGATGATGTTTGCCAGCCCCGCAAACGGCCCCAGCATCGCTGCAATATCATCCAGCCAGGTGCGCGGTGCGTTCTCAGGCCCCAGCTCGCCCACGATAGGCCCTGCCGTTGTGCCCTCTACCGTCACGTTGCTGAACGTCGCGTTTTCAAACTCGAACACGCGGTTGACTCCCAGTTCGCGTCCAACCGGTTGTAACGGTACGTCAAAAACGGGGCCAAGCATCGGCAGCGACACCGGCTGCTGTCCTGTGCCCGGCACACCCGTGATGAACGGAATCCCGCCGCCTCGAGATGGCGGTGTCAAATCGAGCCGTGCGCCTGTATCCAGCGGCACAGGTGTTTGCCCGATGGGTTGCAGCACAGGCCCGCCAAACGTCAGCGGTTGCATCTGTAGTTGAGGCCCCCTGCCCGCAGGGATATCCAGCGCAGGCGCTCCAGGCATCCCGCCCAATGCGCCTTTTACTGCCGCGCTCGATTCCTGCCAGGCTCGAGCCCAGGATTCCGCTTTTTGAATCTGCGAGTACACAAACCTGTCCCATTCAGCATTTACCGCTTCAAAATCAAGCCGCATCAGCTCGGCCTGGGTGTTCTGAGTAATTCTCTTCATCTCTGCCTGAATGCCCTCAGAGGTTTTCCCAAACCGCGCTATCAGTTTAGATTCCTGCGCCTCGATGCGATCTAAAATGCCCTGCGTAAACCCATCCACCACCATAAAGCCCAGAAACATGAACTCACGAGACGGCGAGCTGATTCGGAGCACCTTTTTAGCAGCGTCAATCACCGACTGCCCGAGCCTCTTAGCAGCATCTACCGCATCATTGACGCGCTCGGTAATGCCGCGTATAAGGCCCGCTACAGCGTTTCTCCCCGCCTCCAGAAATATAGGAGCAATATTCCCCACAGTTTGCTTTATAGCCTCAAACGTGCGGCTAAAAATGCCTTTTACAAGCTCAGCAACTTTCCCAAAATCCCCCTGAAACAAAGCCGTCAACGCCCGCAAAATATCCGCCACGTTGCCGAGCACCGCCTTGAGCAGCGGCGCAATTGCATTCAACGCAGGTTTGAGCACGTTGTTCCACGCCGCGCTAATCGCCCCCCAAGCCGCTGTGACCAACTCACTCAGCAGCTTGATATAGGGCTGTGCGTCCTGCGCGAGCTTTTTGAATTGCTCGCTCTGCACCCAGGCCGTGATGTTGCGTACCACCGCAGTCACAGCTTCCTGGTATTTGATGAGGTATGGCAGCGTAAACTGCCCAATAGCTAAACTCAGATTTTTCTGTGCTGCTGCCAAATCATTCGCCGAGCGAGCAGCGGGGTCGCTGGTAGCCCTGTAGGCTTTTAGCTCAATCTGCGACTCCCGCAGCACCGCGTTGATGTTGGCAGTGATTTTCTGCTCTTCAGTCAGCGCCTCAACTTTGGTTTTGGTGGCCTTGGCGAACTTCTGCTGCTCAGGGCCAAAATTGCTCGAGATGCCCGCGTATTCCACCAGCTCACTGCGGCTCATCGCAATACCGCGCGCCGCCTGCACCATTGCATCCCCAACATTAGCCCCCGCCGCCGATGCAGAAGCCGCGATAGCAGGCAATACCTCAGCTACCTGCTTCAAGCTAGCGCCCTGCTTAACAAGCACCTGGATAGCTTCTTGCGCCTGAGCAGGTACGACGCCAAACTCCTTTTGCAGCCTATTTACAATCGCAGTAGCAGCATTGGCATCAACTTTGAGCTCCTTCATGTAAAAGTTGAACAGCGCAGCGCTCCGCTGTGCCTCAGCAGCAGCCTGTGCTGTGCTAAAAAAAGCATTTTTGAGCTCATTTACCCCAACCGCCGCCCCAGCCGCAACAGCCAACCCGCCCAGGCCCTTGACTAGAGAATTCACCCCCCCGCTAAGCCGGGCCATCCCCCCCTGTAGTGCGTTGGTTTTTTTCTCGAGTCCGTCTACGCTGCCAGCGATTTGTCGCAATACGCCGCTGGCCTGGTCTATGGCCCGGACGATTACCTCAGCGCTCGCCATCGTTATCGCCCTCGGTGTGCTCGTTCATGCTGCCGTGCCTCATCTGCGCTACCCTCAGCCAGCGCCATCAGGTTGAACGCATAGACGCCAATCGGATCAGACGCTATCTCCCACGGCGTCTTGCCGTACGCCTTCGCCAGATAGTGGCACTGAACCAGATGCTTCTTGAAATCGCTCCGCGTCCACCTGCACAGCGCTCACCCCCGACAGCTCATTGATGCGCTCCAGGATTTTAGGCCAGTCCTCAGGGTACAGCGCCTTGAAATCGCTAATCCACATGCCCCCAACAGCGTCTACCTCGGCTTCCGAGGCATCATCTGCCAGAATCGCCGGACTTTGAATGCCCACGCGCAGTACGTAGTCATCGCGCTCGCTGAGTTTGAGCAGCGTCTCCGCGCCGCCCTTCTGGTCGAGGATTTCCTGAACACGCTGAAGCCGCTCCTCCTCGCTGAGTTGTTGCATTTCAAGCACCACCGGCAGTACCCCAGGATTAGCGCCCGCCGCAGCCAGAATGAACTCGTTTTGTCGCACAGGACGCAGCAAAAACACTGTGCCATCCTGTGCGACATAGCGCCGCCGCTCTTTTGCCAGTTGTCGTTTTTCCTGGAAACTCATGCCGCTCCTGCTACGCGTAGCTTGCCACAGAGTTGATGAGCGTAATCACGCTCTCGCTGGCTGCGGTGGTGTCGTATTCTGCAACGCCCTCAACAGTTTTGGTAGGGATGTCAAACCCGCCCAAATCCTGCTTAGGACGGCTAAACTTCAATCGAGGCAGGTTTACCGCCAAACGGTTGCTTGCGCTAATCTGCCATTCAAACGTCCAGTCCACCGCGTTCGGGTTGCCGTTGTTCCAATCAGTAAGCAGTTGCGTGTCCGTGCCGCTCACCGTCATGCTCACCGTCACCTCGTGCCGGCCCAGCGAGGATACGCCCAAATTGCTCGTGCCGTCCTGAAGATTCAGCGTGCTGATGTTGTTTTTGAACGCAACGCTGAGCGACTGGATCAGGTTGTACGCAGCCGCAATGCGCTTGTGCTGCGCGTGCCTGAAGGTGTAGCAGGGAACGGTGCTAGGGGTTACAGCCGTCGCCGCCGGTGCATCCACAAAGCTGCGAGCCATAAACTCCATGCTCGAGATTTTCACCCGCCCTTCTGCATCTGCCTCAAGCGTGAACGAGTCCAGCAAACAGCCGGTGTAGGCGTAGCGAGTCGCGCCTACCTCGACATGCACCGTGAATCCTGTCAACGCTTGCCCGACAGCGGCATCATCCGCTTGCCGCTTGAACACGTGCGTATAAGGCCCGCTGCCCGTCGTCACAGGCGCACCCGCGTATGCTTGCAGAATCCAGCCGAGATAATCCGCTCGCACGTCGGTATTGCTGATGCTCACGCGGATATTGCTCCGCCCGACATCCGCCGTCGGCATAATGCGCCCACCATAAGGGGTTTCGTCGCGGATAAACTCCTGCGAGAACCCGTCATTCACCGTGCCGGGGATGATTACCGCCGGGGCCACATACGTCCCGTAGGTAGTCTCCCGCGCCAGGCCGATAATGCGTTTACTCATTGCTGCTCACCTCCACTGCCCGCAGTATACCCGCTGCCAGCAACCGCTCAGCATCGGCAGGGGTTACCTCGTTGGCTGCCTGCGGTTCATCAATCACAAACACGTCCTCGCCCGCTGCGAGGTTCACGATATAGCCGTGCTCGCCTGGCGTGTGTTTGTAGCAAGCGCCTGTTACCGGCGCTGTCGTTTGCTTTTTTGCCATCAGCTCATCCTCCGTTCCAGCGGTACCTGTAACTCGAGCACCAAATACGGCGTGTTGTCGTTCGCGCTGGCAGTCGTTACCGTCACCTCGTCCCATTGCGGTTGCTGCGCGTTGGGGTACAGCAGCACGTCGCCCACCTCCAGCGCGTCGAGAACCACCGGCCCCACCGTATCCCGCAAATCCAGCAACGCTCGATGTGCCTCCCCTAATGTCGCCCAGCCCGCCACTGCACGCGTGAAGCGAATCAGCAGCGTCTCCGTCATCCAGTCCGGCCCCTGAAATGCCGCGCCTAAGGGGGCTGCGCCCAGCGTCATGTCTACCTGTTTGTCTGCCGGTAGCTGTGCAGTGTGCGCGTAGATTTTCCAGCCCGCCATCGCCGCGTGTGCCTGTAGCGCGGCTTTGAGCAGATCGAACAACGCCGAAGCCGTCATGGTGCACCTCGAGCCTGAACAAACCTGAGCGACTCCTGCACGTACTCCGGCCACAGCCGCACCGCCGCCTCCACCGCAGGAGCCAGGAAAGGCCGTGCTGGAATAATGACGCTCTTGCGACTCACCCAGGGGCCGCTTGGGGCTGTCACGTCGCTCGGCAACCAGACGCGAAAGCGCAGGTACGGCTTGCGTTTGGCTGTGATGATGGTTTGCCTGCGCCCATCCGGGGGCTCATGTACCGCAGAGTAGAACAAATCGCTGTACACGCGCTGCTCACCGTACCCGCCAACGCTGAACTGCCGGTACGGACCCAGCTTGATGCTGCGGTAGAGGTTGCCTTTGCGTGCAATCAAACCGGGCCGTCCGCGTGTGGTGTTTTCGCGCGCGCGCTTCTGAATGTCCGCCATCAGTCGTCGAAATGCGCCGTTCACCACCGTCGCGTAGTTTTGCGGCAGCCGCTCAAAAAAGCTGAACCCGCGCACCTCGACTTCGTAGCGCATCACGCCTCCCGCGACAACTCCAGCACCAGCCGCCTACCAATCCGCTCCGTCGCCCCAACGCGATACCGCGCGCCGTCGCTTGTCATGATGATGTCCCCAGGTTGCGCGTAAGCCGTGGTTACGGCTCGCATCGTCATTTCGGGCTTCAGAAACGGATCGCCCGTCATGTACCCCGGCGCTTTTTCACTGTAGATAGCGCTCAAATCGTACAGATGCGTTCCATCGCGGAACAACGAGTACCTGACGCTGCGCTCTGCCATCAGAACACCACCTCAAACGCCGTCAAACCGACGCTGCGCCCCGCCAACTGCTCGAGCCTACCTATCTCCTCGTCGAATGCCCTGCCTGACCGCTTGATGCCTTGAATAATCTCAAACAAAGGCCTGCGTTCATGCGTAGCCCCGAGCACCGATTCCCGCTGAAGCCAGTGCGGATTAGCATCCAGCGCAATAGCCGCAGCCTCATGAGGCCGGTAATAGGTAGCAACTACTGCGCCCTGCTCATCCCACACCACATACGCCGTCGCATCGAGCATCGCCAACCACACCGCGTCATCCCAGCTATCCAGCGGATACACATCCGGCTCAGTGTCCAGGCTCAGGGGGTAATCTCCCGCGAAATGCCGCGCCCACGCCAGCGCCCAGGCTGCGCTCAGCGGGTTCATAGGACGCATGTGAGCAGGGATGTAGGTTTTCATTAGCGGCCCCGTTTGCGTCCTCTGGCGCTATCAATGGGTTCAGCGCCATCAACCGGCACAGTGTCGTCCACCTCCGGCGTCGCTACAACAATCTCGCTCACGTCTACATCCTCAAGCGTGACTACCTCCCAGTTCCTGTCGTCTAGCAGCGCAGGGTGGTTGCGTGGTACGCCGAGCAGCACGCCTGTGTGTTTGTTGCGAATCACCGCCATAATCACCTCGTAGTGGGGGTGCAGGTAGCACCCCCACAGATTAGGCTTCAGTTACAGTCAGCGTGCCCAGCGCGAGCGGCTCCACCACCAGAGCGCCGAAGTTCTGGTTAGCGCGCACAAAATCGCTAAACGCGTCTTTGTCGCGCAGCGCCTCCACTTGCGTCTCGAGATCGAACGCCAGCGTAATAGCATCCGACACACCAAACAGGCACTTGCGTACCCGCACATAAGTCGCCACATCACCCGACGTCAGCGGGGCCTGCAACGCGTTCACCGTGATGCTGGTAGCGCCCGCGTTCGCAGTAGCAGCCACCCGAGCGTACTTCCCAGCACCAAACGTCAGGATAGCGCCCGCCGGAATCGCAGCCGACAGCGCAGAGCACGCAATGGTGGTAGCCCCAGCGTTGGCGTTGGCCGTCAGCGTCACCGTCACGCCCGTACCAAGCAGGTTGTTGCTCTTGTACAGCGTGAACCCACCAAGCTGCCCCACAGCGTTCTGCCCCAAGCGGTTAATGTCATCGCCCATCTGCGTCGCCTGCAAAATGCGAGCGTCTTTTGGAATAGCCGCGTGCAGCGCAGGGGAAATCACGGCCCAGCGCCCCTGCGACGGCACATTGGCGTTATCCAGCAGCAGCGCCGCCTGCGTAAACGCGTTGATGATGTCGCCCGCGTTGATAGTGCCAGTGATGTTCAGCGTCACGTCGCCCGCCTGTGCGTCGGTAAACAAGCCGGCGATAAAGCGGTCTACGTGATCCGCCATGCTGTACCCGGCGCGTTGTGCATACGCCTCTACCAAATCGATGTTCGCCTGCACCTTATCCACATCATCCACCGCAAAGCCGAAATACGCGCGCTGGTTGATGTTCAGGACAAGCTGGTCACTGGTAGGAGTCTGGTAGTTCACAGTGCCGCTATAGTTGCTCACCACAATCTGCCCAGGCCGGTTGATGCGTACCTGCCCACCTGCGCGCTGCGCGTCTTCCTCGTAAAAGCGGTTCGCCAGCGCCCCCAGCACCAGGGCTTTGTCCAGGTTGTCTCGCAGCCGTTGGCTCCAGATGGTTGGTTTGAAGTTTGCAATGCTCATCTACGCTTCTCCTTCAGTCGCGCTTCCCATATCTCGTTGAAGCGCTTAGGGTCGGTTCTGGCAAGCTGCTCCAGGTCGCCATCGAAAGGCTGCCCCTGAGCCTTGCGGAACCCGCTTGCGTCCTGCGTTGCAGTGGGTGCAGGCTTGTACTCAGGGAAGTCTTTATAGATAGCTTCAAGGTTTGGCTTGCCTTCCTCATGCCAGTATTTCTCGGTGTCGTTCCCAATCAGCAGCAGCACGCGCTCTGCGTTGGTGACGTGCCCGACCAGCGCTGCCTTGCGTTCGGCGTAGGCCGCTTTGGCCTCCGCTTCCTGCGCTTTTTTCAGCGCCTCTTCCCGCTCGAGCTTGAGGCGTTCTGTCTCGTCCATCCGGGCTCGTGCGGCAGCCTCTTCAGCGGCCTTTTTCATCTCCGCCTCGAGCTTTTTCCGCAAGCCCGCCATATGGCGGTTGAACTCCTCCTCAGTGTAGACGCGCGGTTGCTGACCCTGTTGCCCCTGGGCCTCGGGTTGTTGTACAGCATTCTGCTCCAGGCTTTTACCCTCAGCCTGTGTTGGTTGTTCGGTTTGCCCTGCCTGTTTCGCTTCGTCGCTCATAGTTTACTCCCGCGGATACCGCCGCGTTCGGCCAGGATTCTACACGCCGCATTGTAGCGCATTTTAGCGAGCTGCCACCTCCTATTACGATTCTGCCACATATTTAGCTCCGCGCTGCAACTCCTCGCGGGTAGCCGCGTTCAGATAGATGATAGCGTGCCCGCAGTTGAGCCATTCCCCAGGGTCTCGCACGCTTTTCCAGTCGTGTGGCCCGTCCACTGCTTTACCAGCGTTGGGGCCGCCTGGCAGCACGAACTTGCGGTTTACCGGTATCACTGCGCCTTCAAGTGCGTCGTGCCAGTCGCGCGGGTGTTTGGCTGGATACGTGCGAATCCACTCCTTGTACTGAGCACCTGCTTCTGTGCCTGCCGCCTCCGCGCCCGCACTAAAGCCGTTCCACAGTGAAACGCCTGCTATCAGCGTGATATAGCGTCCTGGATCAAACTTGCTACCTGCCTGGCGGAATATGGCCAGCGCTCGCGTTTCCACAGTTTCCGCAAAGCGCCCCGCCTGTCGCCGTAGCTCGAGCAGCGTCTCTTTTGCAGGTATCTCCCCGATGCCCGCCAGCCAGCGCGCATGCATCGCCCAGCTCGCCAAAGCGCCCCGCCCATAGCCCTCGATTACGAACTCATACAGGCTAATGAGCCTGCCTCGTGCCAGCTCGCGTTTCCAGCGATTCAGCACGGCGTCATAGCGCTTCTTGAGGAGCTGCTCGAGGATGCGATCCACCTCATCCCCGATTTTAGGTAGCGTCATGCCTCGCCCTCACCGCCAAACAAGCGCTGTACGTCCTGGCCTGTAGCGATACCGCGTGCCTCAAGGAAAGCACGCACCTGCTCCGCGTTGAAGTTGTAAAACTGCGTCACCACCGACACCGCCATATCCAGGCTAATCAAACCCTTCTCGTACAGCATCACTGCCTCAGTGATGCGCTCTGCGCGGTATGCCTCGCGGTTTACCTCCACCACTACCTGCTGCGCTGGCGCACCTACCAGCACCGCGTAATCCGCCACCAGTTGTGTCAGCAGGCTGCTGAGCACCTGGGCGTAGTGGCTGTATGCGCTCAGCGCTAGCTGATTGCTCTCCTGAATGCTCGTGCCAGATAGCTGCGCCTGCGTGTTGATGCGTGCCCGCAGCGCAAACCGCCGCCGTACCCGCTCGAGTAGCCTGTCGTGCTGGATTTGCATCTGCCCCAAGTCGCCCGGCAGCACACGCTCCACCCGGCCCCCAGCTTTTGTCTGAATGACGGTGTTGGGTCCGATCTGTTTTGGTTCGCTCACCGCTTCGCTGATGTGCAGCAAAGGCCAGGCGTGTGATTCCTCCAAGCGCTCGAGTTTGATTTGTTTCGTAGCGTCCGCGCGCAGCAAGGCCAGGCCCTCCACGAACTCGCCAATCGGCATGTTGTTCTCGTCTACCGCCGCCATCACGAAGCGCGGGGGGTACAACAGCGGCTCCACGCTAGGGGTTGTGCCGTTGAGATTGGTGGGGTCACTGAGCCGGGGCCACTCATACTGCAACATCTGCTCATAGTCGTATAGCCGCACCCAGTACGTGCGGCCATCGGCGTTGCTCACGATTTGCAGCAGCCCGTAGATGTAGCTGGTGTTGTCCTCCCGCGTTACAGGCTCAAGATACCCGCTCAAAATATCCACACGGGGGTTGCCCTCGAACACATACGCCACCCCCGCCGCGATACCGCCACACAGCAGCGGGGTAAATGCGCTAATAGCAAGCTGCC